CACAGGTCTAGTCAGGGTTAAGGACAAAGGTAGCCGTATTAACGATATATTAGCTTTCGTTGATTCGGGCATGGTTTACATTCCAAGAGAGGAATCGAATCCGTGGGTATCCGAGTTTTTGATGGAGTTATCCTCATTTACTCAGGACGATACCCATGCTCACGATGACCAAGTCGATGCTTTTGCGGACGGGGTAAATCAATTACTGGGTAGCGGTCTATCCATTCTTGATGTGTTAGATAGCTTAAACAATTTACAAAGATGAGGGCAAAGCAGCTAAAGTTTACAGTTGCCGATATTGCCAATTACCAAAAGGTAGATCGTAAAGTCATATACCGAGACATCAAAAGAGGTAAATTCGACCCTTATTACTTACCCAGTTTAGCCAGATATTTATTATACACGAAAAAAAGAAAGAAAGTTAAAAATACTATGAGCATGATATTCAACGACCAAAGCTATTCCAAAACGAATACCTACAATCCAGATACCCCAGATCACAAAACTGATGGTCAATCTGTTTTCACTCTTAACGGCAATGATTGCGTAGCTACTTTTAACAACTGCACCTTTGACGGGTCAGATGTTCATTGGGGTTTCAAAGCAACCGCATCTTTAGCTCCAGATGGAACAACTCCGATTGTCATCAATGGTGCTTATTACAATAATTGCACCTTTATTGATGGTCTTGAACGTGCCTATGACCAAGTCAGGGGTGGTAATGTTGTATTTACCGATTGCAAATTTATCAATACTGGCAAGTACCGAAAAATAGTTAAAAACGCATTGGAAGTTAGTTCATTTTGTGACTGCGGTTTAAAAGCTGGGGTATTCAATGTTGAGTTTATTCGTTGCTCAATCAATGACGTGCTACTTGGCGATTATTCGATCTATGATCAGATCAAACGCCCCAAAACCCGTGGAATTAGCTTTGATAGCTGCGTAAACCCTAATGGGGGGCCTATTTTTGTCCGTGGTTGGTATGCTGATGCCAATACAATTTGGTCAAAGAATACACTTCTTGATGTAAATATACATCCAGCATGGATGACAACCGCTTACTTTGATTTTGAAATGAAATACGGGGATAATCGTAAAGATCTCCCCGGTGAATTTGTTATAACTCCTGTAGAACTAACGCCTGTTACAAATCCCTTTGCCCAGCAATCGGGTTCTTTGACAACGCACGTTGTAAGTCAGAGTTAGACTTATTTATCTGATCCTTCATATCCTCTAACTTTCCGTTGAGGTGTAAAAAGTCGGTAGTCCCGATATGCCCTAGTTGGCATAGAGGGTCTAACCATGCACTTCCGCCACATTTCAACCATCTATAGCAAAGATAATAGTCCTCGGTAATATACCTTGGATATTTATCTCCAAACCATAAATCATCTACTACGCCCATACTGAATACATCGTGCATAACGTCTTTGTATTCAAAGGGTGTGGAGTTTTCGTCAGAGTAGTAGGCGATTTCTGGAAAGTGAGCGATGATGAAGTCGATTACCTTCATCTTGTGTAACAGAAATCCAGTACCAAGTGACATAGCTGGGAGTAGTCCTTGAGAGTTTGGTGTATCACTATTAAATTCACCTACCCAAGTAAGTGGTATTTGTTTCTTAGGATAAGCACCGCCTACCATATCTACATCATGGGAAAGGATTCGTTCAATCTGTTGAGGGCCAGCATTTATATCAGAATCAATCCATAAAACCTGACTTGCAGGTGTCTGTCTGGCTAACCAGAGCAGAGCATTACGGGCTTTGGCTAAACCAAAACCGCCTATTTTACGGACTATGAACTTATAACCAGCTATCTCGTTATGCGATAGATACGCAAGTATCTGGGAGGTTTCCCATCTGATAGAACCAGTCATGGGAACGCCTACGAACACTAACTTTGGATCTCGGTCAGCAGGTTTGACGTGCTTGCCGTATATTTCATTGTGGGGGACAGGCATATTCTTTTTGTTGCCTTAAATTCTTTATGCGTCAATGACGTAAATATGTATTCGTTAATTTCCAACCTTTCGGGGTGCGTTGTTAACCTTTAAATTCTATAACTTTGTTCGACTCTCCTCAAATCTTAGACCAACACGGAAACCCAATTGCTGATCGTACTAATTCTGTACCTTCAGGTATTGGTCAAGATCTTATCGAGAAATTTAATAGCGAACTAGCATCAATTAAACAACAAGCAGATAATATTGACCGCTTAAACGGAGTTATGGGCGGTTATTCAGGTCTTGTACAAGGTTTAAATTTTCAAGGACAATTTGCTGGTTATCCATATTCACCAGAAACAATTTCTCAGCCTTACACATTAGCAAATGCTAATGCTTATGTTCCACTTTCACTAAATCGTATTCTGTTGTCATACTCATACATGACGCAGGGTCTTTTTAGAACTGTAGTCTGTCAGCCTGTTGATGATGCAATGCGTGGTGGTTTTCAGATTAAAGCTCCAGAACTTTCACAAGAAGAAATTACGCAGTTGCAGCGTGTGATGTCACGCAACCGCAGTCAGCATGACATGCGTAAGATTGCAAAAACTATAGGCGGTTGGGTAAATTACAATGCGTGTGCAAACCTTGCTCGTTCAGATATGTCAGCTATTAAGCATCTCGCTTACTGGGGTAGATTATACGGTGGATCTGGCCTTATTGTTAATACTGATAAAGATTTCCAAAAAGAATTGGATATTGAAGCTATTAGACCAGATTCTCCTCTGGTATTCATTCCTGCTGATAGATGGGAATTGATTTTATCTAATCAAAACATTTTTGATTACAAGAATGGTATTCCGTATAATTATTATGGATACCCATTACACGCATCTCGTGTTGTAAAATTTATTTGGGCAGAAGCACCATCATATATTCGCCTTCGTTTACAAGGTTGGGGTATGTCTGAGATGGAACAATGTATTCGTGCCGTAAATTCTTTCTTAAAGTTCGAAAATCTTATTTTTGAATTACTAGATGAAGCCAAGATAGACGTATGGAAGATGAAAGGTTTTAATACCTCTCTTGCTTCCTCGACTGCTACTCAGCGTGTTCAACAAGCAATCATTCTTCAGAATCAGTTGAAGAATTATCAGAACGCAATCGTCATGGACGCTGAAGATGATTATGAGCAAAAGAATCTTGGTGCTATATTTACCGGACTTGCAAACGTCTGGGAACAACTTCGCCTAAACCTGTGCGCGGCACTCAAAATCCCTAAGAATAAATTATTTGGTGAATCGTCCGGAGGCTTCAGTTCAGGCGAGGACTCTTTAGAAAATTATAACTCCATAGTTGAAGGTTTGCGTGAAGAAATGACTCCAGCGATCCTCGACGTTGTCAGCTTACGTTGCCAACAACTATTTGGTTTTATTCCAGAAGAAATTGATATCGCATGGAAACCACTTCGTGTTCTTAGCGGTAATGAGGCAGAAGATGTTAAAACTAAAAAGCAAACTCGTATCATGGAACGCTTCGAAGCTGGTCTTTCGACTGCTCAAGAAGCTAGTGAAGAACTTAAGATCGAAGGATTACTTGGTGTAGATACCGATGTACTCACAGGAGTGCGTGACGTAGAACCTATTGAAATGATGAAGATAAAAGCTGATAAACAAAAAGCTAAGTCTGGCATCGAAGGGGCTAAGAAAGATTTCGGTAAGGCAAAAACTAATGCAGAGGCTAAAAAGAAGATTTTAGTAAACGACTAATGCAAGTAACCTTTGAGCCATTAGTTTACCCCGAAAGATGGTGCGTTTCTCTTGAACAAGAACTAACCGCATTGGTTGATGATGTCATTTTCAAGCCATTAAATGACATTGTGGAAGTTGATGGACTTTTCGAAGAAAGACCAAATTATGATGTATCTAAATATGGTCTAGTTGAGTCTCCGCTAATAGCAGCGTTAAATGAAGGTACTATTTGGTACGTTGGTGATACATTTTATGGCAATCTTAACTCCAAATTGAGTAAAGATTTGAGATCTTTAGGTGCTAAGTTTGATACAAAAACCAATACCTTTGTGCTTTCTATAGATAAAATGCCTTATTCGTTAAGGTCTGCTTTGATAGGATCTAAAGCAAAAGCTAAAGAAATACACGATAAGTCGATCGCATTGCTTACTGTTATTATAGGATTTATCAAAGAAAGTAAGACAATGGGTCTGAACATTTACCCATTTTTGCAGTCCATTAGCGATAAGGCTAAAAACGCATTTGATAACAGTATTCCTGAGACAGAAGAAGAAAAGAATCAAATATCACAAAGCGTTTTGAATCAAATACATGCAGAAGCATTTGAGTCGCTTGATGAAGCAATCAGAGAGTTTTCAATTCAAACTGCCAAAGATTTGCAAAAGTGTATAGTGGATAATCAGAAAAAGTATAACGGAAGAACCGATAAGCTCAAAGATTGTATCAGGTTGTATCGTGGTATTTTAAAAAGACATTCTAATCTTTTATCCTCACAACAGGCTTCGATTTTGATAGCTAAATATATCAAAGAAAGAGCTAAAGCATTTGGTTCAACAGGTTATATTTGGAACACAAAATTAGATGCCAGAGTAAGACATAGCCATGAAAGGCTAGAAGGTCAGGTATTTAACTGGGATGATCCACCAATAGTTGACTTAAACACAGGCAGACGGGCAAATCCGGGCGAGGACTATAATTGCCGATGCTCTGCTAAAATACTTTTAAACACCTTGAAAGAAGAAGGCGTTTTGGCGTGAAAATAGATCAACAACTTACAGTTTCTCAGCTCAAGGCTAACCACAAAGCTCTTTTAGAAGATATACAAAGTTCTGAAAGAAAGCGAGCTAGGCTTGACACAAGTATAAAACGTCGCAAACAAAGATTGAATCGGTTAGAGTCCCAAATTGCCCTAATTGGCAATTCCGACATAGCCCTTCCTGTTATGTCTGACTCTTACTGAACCAATAATCGAATCCAACACCTCTCAAGATGATGCACTCATCTTTACTGAGCGTGTAAACTTAGTCGCTTCTGGTAAGCGATTTAAATGTTATTTTATGGAGCCGGGCCTTGTTAATTACAAGGACGTGCAAGGTGGCGATGTCGAGTTGATTAAAAAAGAAACAATCGACGAAGCACTTGAGACATTAGTTGGGTGTCCATTAACAATAGGACACATACCAACAACCATAACGGATTTTAAAGACGTAGCCACAGGCTATGTCGATCATGCTGAATACGACGCCGAGAAAGGCTGGTTTGTTTGTGAAGGTTCTGTCGATAACGACAAAGCTCGTGACATGATCTCAAAACATAAAGGCGTATCAGTAGGAACAAAACTGAACAGCAAAGATTTCGGTTCAGGTGGTACATGGCATAACATTCCTTTCGGCAGAGAAATTAAAAAATTTAAATTTCATCATCTAGCGATAGTACCGCCTGATCAAAGGCCACGCTTCGAAGATGCTGAAATCAGGTTAAATTCTAAAAACATAAAAACTATGAAACCGTTCCAGTGGATTAAGTCGCTGACTAAACAAGAAAAAACGGAGCATGTTAGCGAACTTGCTCCTACTGCTCGCATCGACATCGGTGATGGCAAATCGGCTACCATACAAGAGATGGTAGAAATTGCTCGTGATAATATGTGTCATTCAGTACATCACGATGATCATATCGAGCACGAAGGTATCCGTTACAATGTTGCTCATTTGATTCATGCTTACAAGCAACATCATGGTGGTGCAATTCACGCTACACACGTTGCTCCAAGTGCTCCATTACATCGTGACGATTGTGCTCCGGGCGTAATGCATTTAGCTCGCCCACACGATGCTTCAAAAATGGAAGGTGGCAAGATGACTGACGTATCAGAAAAAGTCACAGAGCCAAAAGAAGAAGCAATCCGTCCTCATTCTACAGAAGCAAAGGCAGAAGTAGTCGATGCAGAAAAACAAGCAGACTTAGATCGTGCTAATGCAGCAGCAAAAGAACGCGCTAATTCTTCTTTCAAAGCTATTGCTGAAGCTCAGGCACAAGCAGTACAACAACTTTCTCGTCCGAATAGTTCCGGGTCACTTTCAGACCGGATTGCTAAAGGGAAGAAGTTATTCTGATTCCTTAAAGCAAAATCTGATAACAACCAAAAATAGATAGTCATGTCTAACTTATCATTAAATCAAAATCAGTTCGTTCAAACTCCGGCCATCGGTCAGGTTGCTCGCCAACCCAACATTGACACGGAAACTTGCCAAATCAACCCAAACACAACCGCACCTGTTATTGCAGTAGGTTGCTCAGTTAAGTTGATTGCTAATTCTGGATCACAAATCATCGTTGATGTTTGCTCCAGTCCTTCAGATGGCCCAGTATATGGTGTCATTTCATATAACTTACGCGGAAATTATTATAGCGCAGGTTCTCAAGTTGAAGTTGCTGGTATCGGCAATATTATCCAACTCAAGACTTCTGCTGCCGTAAATCGTGGTCAGCGTGTTTCAGTTACTAACCCAAGCACTTCAACAAATGATGCTACGGTTGCTGCTGATACAACTGCTGGTGATTATACAATCGGTACTGCTCTTACACAAGCAAGCGGTGCAAACCAATTAATCTCTGTTAAAGTAACCACGGGTTATAACAACTCGACTGGTAACGTAACAATCGCTCCTTAATTAACCGCCTAGAAACTTTAAACTAAAAGGAATTAAATAATATGAATAGCGTTTTCTTTCGCGGTACAGGTAAAATTGCAGAACCCGGATATGAAGCAAAGCCTTTCGAAGTCGTTAGAAATAACGAAATTTGCGAAGCTCAGTTTCTTTCCCCTCGCAATGTAAGTGGTCGCTCAATCTTTGTTGATGGCAACAATTCAAGCGGTCAAATTGATGCTCGTCTTAATGCAGTAGGTGACGTTGCTGATTCAGCAACTGGTTACCAGATTGCTATCGACACATTAACTTACATCAAAAAGCAGCTAACAGAACAAAAGTTCTATACCACAACTCCTTCGGATTATATTCCAGTTGTTGTAGGTGATGGTGCATTTGCTTCTGATATCTTAACAAATCGTACATACGAAGTTGCTGATGGCTTTGAAACAGGCAACCTACGCACTGGTGCATCTGACTCACGTCTAGCATCTGTTGACGTTGCAGTTGATGGTGTAAGTGCTTACGTCCAAAACTGGGCAAAAGGCATCCAATACACAATCTTCGATGTTGAACAAGCTCTTCGTGCTAACAACTGGGATATCATCGAACGCAAACATGCAGCTCGTAAAAAGAACTGGGATCTTGGTATTCAAAAGATTGCCTTCTTAGGTTCTGATTCCGATACCCGTATTCCGGGCTTACTCACAAATACAAGTATCAACACAAACACCAGCTTAATTACTAGCCCAATTAGCCAATTAAATGCTGCTGGTTTACAGACATTTGTAACGACTCTAATCCAAACCTACTTTGCTAATACTAATAGTACTGCAATGCCAAACCGCTTCGTAATTCCTTACGGCGATTGGACAGGTTTACCAGCACTTACAACAGGTACAGTTGGTACATATCCAGTACCATTAATCGAATATCTAACTAAAGCGTTCCAAATGGCAGTAGCTCCAATGGAAAAAGACTTCAAGATTATGCCACTCGCTTATTGCGATGCTGC